CATAATTTTAGAACAAGGGAAAACTAAAAATCTATTGAAAGATAGAGAAAAAAATCCTGAAATTTTTGAAGGTTGTGATGATGAAACCCTTTTAGAATATATTGAAAAATATAACAATTATTATAAAGTTAAATTTCCAAAATATCCTAAAATTGGAATAGATATAGATGGAGTATGTAAATGGTCAGAACAAAACAACTACATATCATTAGCAACAGATGAAGAAAAAACTAAAATTAAATGGGATGGAACTAAAAAACATTTATTTGAAAAAGGAGAAAATGCCGTTCCTAGAGTATTTTTAAAAAAAAGATTAAGAAAATGGGCTGAAAGTAAACAAATAAAAGATAGTAAATCAGGATTGTTAACCGAAGATTCTCCAATTGTTCCTAATCTTTCATTATTTTATAAAAAAATAGAAGATGGTCCAGATAGATATGAATGGATTTTTCCATGTGAAATAGAAAATTCACAAGCATATTATTATACTAGAACTAAATTGATTGATCCAGAGACATATAAAACAATTGAACCTATTATGATTTAGATTTAAATAATATAAATTTATTTTTTTTTTGGTTTAAATAACGAACTATTTTTATAAGAACCTTTAAATTGTTTATCAAATTTCTTTCTTAACCAAACCATATTATTTAAATATTTTTTTGCTAAATCTACATTTTTATTTTTATGTAATGTTTTTACTACCCCTAATTTACGGAATACTTTTTTAGCACCATAATTATTAATTGCTTTCGCTAATGATTGTCTACGTTTTCTAACTCCTAATGTTTTAATATTCTTATATCCATATTTTTTTAAATCACCTTTTTTTAATGATAATATCATAGGTTTAAATTTTTTAATAATTGATTTTTTTACTTTTTTAACTTTATTTGGACTACGTTTTTTAACACATTTTTGCTTTACTTTTGTTCCATTTTTACGAGTATATCCTTTTCGAAGTGTTTCATTAGTATTACATTTTAAATGTGGCATTATATTATATTATTATAAAAATAATTTAATAAATTTAGTTTCTTTTCTACAAATTTGACATTTATCACAGTGTTCTATACATGTTTTGTGAAAACAATGTCCACATTCACTTCCAACATAAATATCATGACATAATGGACTATAACAAATTTTACATATATGTTCATCAGTAGGTTCATTTATTAAATGTTTATTCATTTTTTCGAGTAATTCATAATAATTCTTTTTTTTAATTTTAAATTTACGTTTTTTTAAAATTTTTTTAGTTAATATAAGTTCTTTTTTAAATATCTCAATTCTTCCAACCATTAAAATTTGTTTTTTAATATGTTCAATACGTGATTTAAATTGCTGTTGTTTTACATAATAACAGTTTTCGCATATATCACCACCATAATCATTATGAAAATAAACAGTTTTACTATTACTACTTACACTATTATTACAAACATCACAATATATATGAATATTATTTATTAATAGTTCTTCAAAAAAATTTGTATCATGTTGATTATGTATAAAATAATTATCAATAGAATTATTTTTACTAAATTGTTTATGAGTAATTTTTTTTATAATTGTTCCATGATCACCTATATTAGTTAATATTATTAATTTTAATATAATTTGAAATCTAATATCATTATGATTTAGATAAAATCCAGATAATATTTGACTTAAATTATTTAATAAATAGTTATCAATACTATTATAATTATCTATGTAATCATAAATAGAATTATAATCATTATAATTTTTATGTGTATCGTTGTAGTAATCTGGTAAAGAAAAAAGGGAGTCTATATTTACATCTTCTTCATACTTTCCAAAATGTTGATTATTTATATCTAATTCCTCTGGTATTTTTAATATATCATTTAGTAAAAAAGTAGTTAAATATTTAAGTTTTTCATCATTTTCATATTGTTTTTGTAATATATGAATTTGTAGATATTCTGTTTTTTTTAATATTGTTTTAATATCATTTTCTACTTTTGGTGGTAATAATATATCATTTTCATTAGAATGTTCATTAGAATGTTCATTAGGATGTTCATTAGAATGTTCATTAGAATGTTCATTAGAATGTTCATTAGAATGTTCATTAGGATGTTCATTAGAATGTTCATTAATAAAAATAGGGGTATCATATTCTATATTATATCCGTCATTATTGTCATCGTCATCATCATCGTCATCTTCATCATAATCTTCTGTATAAGTATCTAAACTGTCTATTAAAATATTATTTTCTTCATCAGATAAGGAATTATTGATAATAGATTGTAATTTATTTAATGTATTTAAAATTAAATCATTATTTATATTATTTTTATCAATATTATGAAATTCTAATTTTAATTTATTATATGTTTTGTTCATAACTACATTATTTGAAATAATTAAAACAAATTGAGAAGATATATTTTTAGGTGTATTAAGCAAACTATTACATTCAAAAGTTTCTATAAAATTACTATATTTGTCTTTGATATTTGTGTCACAATAAATAATATCAAATAATTCAGTAAGCTTCATTATTTATAAATAAATAATTATTTTTCTTTAAATAATATTTTTATACTGGTTAATATTTCATTAGTGTTTAATCTTTGGTTAGGATGAATATCTATTAATTTGAATATAAATTCAGATTCTAATGAATATTTATTTAAAAAAAGTTTATTAAAAGTATTTGATTGTTTAATTCTATTAATTTCTATATTTTTTTCCATGATTGTAGTAAAAGAATTTAATAATTCAAATAAAATAATACCTAAACTATATATATCACTGTAAATTGAATAGTAATTGTCTTTTAAAGATTCAGGAGCATTATAAATATATGTGCCAAATAAGTCAGATCCAATAAATGTATCATTTATAGATTCATATTGTTTAATAGACATACCAAAATCACTAATTTTAATAGTATTATCTTTATTAAATAAAATATTTGAAGGTTTAAGATCTCTATGTATAATATTATTTGAATGTAAATAATTTAATCCATAAACAATATCTTTAAATATAATTAGTCTAGAATTATAATCAAATGGTGTGTTTTCTAAATATTTACATAATGATTGATTACATAACTCCATTTGGATATATAGATAGTAATTTTCTAAATAATCAATTGATATAATTTGATTATTATTTCCAGATGTATCAGATTCAGATTCACTACCATTTTCTATTAAATCTGTTTTATTATAATCAATCCAAGAACAATAATATTTAATTATATTTGGATGATTAAATGTTGACATTAATCTTACTTCTTTTAAAATTTTTTCATATTTTTGAGATGAAAGTTTAATAATTTTTAAGGCATATTTTTGTTGATCAATATTATTGATACATTTAAATACAGAACCGAAACTACCATTTCCAATATTATTAATAATGTTATAATTGTTTATTCTATTTATTTTTTTTTGTTGAAGTTCTTGTTCTTTTTCTGTATGTTGTTTATATTGTAAAGAAGAAATGTTATTAAGTGATGTTTGAATAGTATCATTGCATTCTAATTCTTTGTATGATATATTTATTAATTTTTCTTCATATAATTTAGAGTATAAAGAAATAAAATCATAGTTATTATTTTTACAATAATTTTTTAAAAGAAAACATAGAAGTAAATCTTTTTTTATATTAGACATATTATTATTTAAATAATAAATCTTAAATTAAAATATATTTAAATTATAATGAAAAATAGAGAATGGTATAACTCAATAAAAAAATCTCCATTATCTCCACCTAGTTATGTTTTTGGTATAGTATGGCCTATACTATATACATTAATATTTTTATCCTTTATAGTCAGATTTTATAATGGAATAGAAATAAAAAATATGGGGTTACTATTTTTTGTTTTACAAATGATATGTAATATTATATGGTCTCCTTTATTTTTTACATATAAGAAAATAAGATGGGCTTTATTAGACTTAATATTAACTATAATATTTACAGGTTTAACTATTTATTATTTTAATAAAAAATCAAAACTTTCAGCATATTTATTAATACCATATATGACTTGGATATGTTTTGCCCTTTATTTAAATATATATATAGTTTTAAATAATAAAGTATAGATAAAATAGTTGATACAAAAAATTAAATTAATGAAATATGTTTGGTATATTAATTTTAGGATGGGTTAAATAAATATTATTTAAATAATGTAAAGTAAATCTATAATTTATTTTTATTTTTAAATGTTTAATTATAATCTCTATAATTTCATTAGGAAATATATGACTAAATATAGAATAAATGAGTGATTTGTTTGGGAAGTTGATATAAAAAAAATGTGTATATGGAATTTGCGTTGAATAACCTATTCTATCATAACTTGCGTATAATTTATCTAATATAGAATTTATATCTATTACAAATTCAAATAAAATAGTATTATTTTTACTTATAAAAAAAGTATATTGTAATTTTTTATTAATTAATATTTTAAAATCATTTTCATTATATAAACCATAAATCTGTTTGTTTTGAATAAACGGATTTAATGGTGTTTTTGATGTAATAACACTATTATTTTCTATATTTTTAGCATTTATATAGTATGGCATTAATAAATAATAAATAATATTAATTCTTAAAATAATTTTCTTAAATATACTTATATGTCTAATAATTCTTTTAAAACTAAATTTGATTTTGAAACTAGAAAAAAAGAATCTGATAAAATTAAAACGAAATATCCCAATAGATTTCCTATTATAATTTATAAAGCAAAAAAATGTGATCTTCCTGAGATTGAGAAAACAAAATTTTTAATTCCAGGTGATTTAACGATGGGACAATTTATGTTTGTTATAAGGAAAAGAATTAAATTAGCTGATACTGATAGTATATTTTTATTTATAAATGAAAAAATATTACCATTAACATCAAGTCTTGTTTCATCTGTATATGAAGAACATAAAGATGAAGATGGATTTTTATATGTATCTTATTGTAATGAAAATGTATTTGGTTAGATTTATCTATTTCTTATAGTTAAATCCATGGGTGTTTCACATCCATTATGACGGCAAATATAAATAGTATCATTTTCATCAGAATTGAGAATTGCTTCAAAATTAGCATCATGAATATGATATAAATGTTTTATAGATTTAAAGAACTCAAATAAATCTATTAAATTATTTGATTGAAAGAATTCTTCACAACTATTTAAGACATGAGTAAGTATATCATTTAGATTATTATATTTTTCTACATCTATATATTTATTGTATCCCCAAAAAACAGGACAACTTAATTGAAATTTTCTAAGTTTCATTTTATTTTATATTTAAAAATAAATTTTAAATCAATTTTATATTAAAAAATATAATACTATTATTAATTAATGGTAGAATTAATTATTATAACATTAATAGGATTAACATGTTTAGGTATAGGATTAAAATATTGTATGTATAATTGTAATATAGGAAATGAAAATGAAATAGTTAATAATAATTTAATTAGAATAGTTGAAGTTGAAGTTGAAGAAGATGATGAAGTTCCTCCTAAATATGAAGATATTTAAATATTTATACTATTTTTTTGTTCTAAACTTTTAGAACGTATAGCAAGTTTTGATCCTAATTTACTATATAAGTATACTATTCCTGCCAACATTACTATAGGACCACCAAAACAAAATAATATAAGATAAATGATAACTTTTATACACCACCAAGCATATATCCAAAAGTATCCTATATTCCATTTTTTTTTAAAATTTAATATATTAGATGCTTCTTTTATTTCATCTTTTTTTGGTGTTATACGAAAAAAAGGTTTAAGAATCGGAATAATGATTTTTTGAAAAATTTTAATAACGATTTGTATAATATATTTAAGAATAACAACTAATGCTCCTAAAAAACCACCAGATTGATTATATATTTTTTTAGTCATATTTAATAATATATTATAAATTTATTCTAAATATTTATAGTTATTACTCTTCATTATATTTCTACAATGAGGACAATTATTATTTCCTAGACTTAACCATTTGTTTATACATTTATTATGAAAAATTTTTAAACAATATTTACATTGATTATTAAATTTTTTATTTTCTATATCTTCTAATTGATCATAACAAATTAAACAAAATGTTTCCATATCTTTTTTTATAATTATTTTATCTTCTGGTAATTGATTAAATTGATTAACATAATCCATTTTTATATATTCATTTTCAGTAAATTCTAGTTTATTAAATTCATTTTTTATAAATTCTAATTGTTTGTCATCAAATAATAACATTCTAAAAAAATCATCACTATTAATTAATTTTAATACTTTAAGTAATATAAAACATGAATGTTTACATACAACACCATTTTGTTTAGCATAACTTTTAGCATCCGGACAATTACAATATATCATTTTACTATATTTATATATTTGAACTTTATAAATATTTTTTGTTGTTCCACAAACTTCAAATACAAATTTATTATCTTCTTGATTTTTTTTTAGTAAATAAATAGGTTGATCATAAATCTTATCAATGCGTAATGATTGTTGAAACTTCATAGTATTATTTATATTTTAGTCTTAAAATATATTTTTCTTATATATTTATAATGTATGGTTACAATAATAGAAATGAAATATATAAAATAAGTCAACAATGTAAATATGATTTAGGGTATAGTCCTAAAAGAGATAAAAAATGGCTTGGAATAAATTGTAAAGAACCTAATAAAAGACCTTCTCCTAATGAAAAATGTTCTTATATAAATTATAGACCTAATTATTCTATTTATAATAATTTAAATAAAGAAGATTTAGATGATTCAAAATTAGATTGTGCTTATACTAAATATAATTGGACTGATCAAAATCAAAATAGAAATAAATATAATTTAGAAAAAATGCGTAAAAAAAGAATGTTATCTATTATAAAAAATGTTTGTAAACATAATAAACATTATTGTTCAAAAGTTGGACCAGATGGAACAGATAAAGAACAAGATGAAAGATGCCTAATTAAAAATTCTTGTGGAGCACCATTACCTGGCATGTCTGATTTTTATAATGATGTTAAAGATTTTTATAAAGTTATTTTGGAATTATTTGATTTTTCAAATTTAAAATTAAATATAGATACAGATAAAGTTACAGATGAGAATAAAGAGCGTTCTAAATTATTATCTAAAAAAATGATAGAATTAAAAGAAGAATATAAAAATATATATACTACTAATAGTAAATGTGATAAAAAAAAAGGAAATTTAGCAGATGATTCTAGTATATATGAATTTGGAGAATCTAAAAATAAAGAATGTTTTACACCGGATGAAGCATCAATTATTAATAAGTATATTAATCATAGAGAAGAACAGGTTAAAATAGATCCTACTATATCAAGTCGATTAAAAAGAAGTGGTCGTTCTACGAAAAAATTATTTAATAAAGGTATAAGTAAATTTGGTAAAGGTTTTAAAAATCTTAGTAATAAAGTATCTACATTTAAAAAAAGTTCGTCTAAAAGCATAGAAAAATTTAAAGAAGGTGCGAAAAATAAATATAGTCAATTTAAACAAAAAGGACAAAAATTTAAAAAAGGTGCGAAAAATAAATATAGTCAGTTTAAACAAACAGGACAAAAATTTAAAGAAGGTGCGAAAAATAAATATAGTCAATTTAAACAAACAGGACAAAAATTTAAAAAAGGTGCGAAAAATAAATTTGGGGACTTTAAAGAAGGTGCGAAAAATAAATATAGTCAGTTTAAACAAAAAGGACAACAATTTAAGAGAAGTGCGAAAAATAAATTTGGGGACTTTAAAGAAGGTGCGAAAAATAAATTTGGAAAATTTAAAAACAGTGCGAAAAATAAATTTGGGGACTTTAAAGAAGGTGCGAAAAATAAATTTGGGAAATTTAAAAACAGTACGAAAATTAAACAAAAAGGACAACAATTTAAAGAAGGTGCGAAAAATAAATTTGGGAAATTTAAAAACAGTGCGAAAAATAAATTTGGAAAATTTAAAAACAGTGCGAAAAATAAATTTGGGGACTTTAAAGAAGGTGCGAAAAATAAATTTGGAAAATTTAAAAACAGTGCGAAAAATAAATTTGGAGACTTCAAAGAAGGTGCGAAAAATAAATTTGGGGACTTTAAAGAAGGTGCGAAAAATAAATTTGGGGACTTTAAAGAAGGTGCGAAAAATAAATTTGGGGACTTTAAAGAAGGTGCGAAAAATAAATTTGGAAAATTTAAGAACAGTGCGAAAAATAAATTTGGGGACTTTAAAGAAGGTGCGAAAAATAAATTTGGAAAATTTAAGAACAGTGCGAAAAATAAATTTGGAAAATTTAAGAAAGATATTAAACAATTTGAAAGTAAAAAAATAATACCTAAATGTTCTGATGACTATTTAAATTCGCAAACAAATGATGAAACATGTAAAACTTTAAGTAAAGAATTTTGTGATGAATCACAAAAAACTAAATGTCGTATACAATGTTGTTTAAATAAAATATTATCTGAAAAACGCAAAAAACTTGAACAAAAAATTAAATATAATAATGAGATTAATTCACCTAATATTTTAGGTTTAATAAGCAATTTAAGAAGTGTAATAACTGAATACTGTAAAAATACTTTATCAAAAGACCAATTTGATGATTATAAAGATAATTTATTTAAACAACTTGACAAATTTAATCCAGAAATAAGTAAATTAATAAATGAATTAATAGATTTAGTTCCTGATTGTGGAAAAAAAAAAGAATACGATATAAAATTAACTAGAAGTATACAATTTTTACAAAATAAATTATCTATACTTTTAAACAATCCAACGAAAGAATTAACTGATGAAACTATTATTTTTTATGAAGGACATCCAACAGAAGAAGAATTAAAAATATGTAATGAACAATTTAATTGTAAATTAACACCAGATATAATAGAAAAATATATTAAAACAAAAAAAAGTTCAAATATAAAACCTAATTTAATGCCAACATCACTATTAAATGAACTTAATAAAATAATAAAAAATAAAAATAATATTAATAATATTAATACAAATAGTATCTTACATAATGGTTTTCCACACCTACAATCTACAGTCTAACTAATTAATTACTAGTGTTCTTTTTACGAACAACCTTCTTTTTAACTACTGTCTTTTTAACTGGTTCTTCAACTTCTGGTTCTTCAACTTCTGGTTCATTATCAGAACCCCCACCACCACTATCAGCGTCATCAACTGCTGGAGAATTATCATTATCATTATCACTATCTTCTACAAATTCATGTTCTACAGTTGCTTCATTATCACTATCATCTAGAAAATCATCATTAGAAAATGTTTCAGGAACATCTACTTCAGCCTTAGTAAGTTTCCACTGACACATATAATTTCCTGAAGCAACCCATAGTCCAACACATTGAATAATTGCTCGAACTTTTGTATTCTTAACGAAAATATCTTCACAATTATCTGGATTTTCAGTATCATTAATCTTATATTGTGTTCCATCTTTATTAGCTACCTTAAATTCCCAAACACCATCACGCCGAGGAACTTTAACTTTCATCGATGGTGGCCATTTACCATCTGGTTCACCAGTTTCTTTATCACGAGATTCTTTAATTACTGGATTAAACTTTTCAACTACACCATCACGAGATTTAATATTTTTCTTAAACCAAGCAACACTGTGTTCACATCCACCATCAATAAGTTTATCTTCAACTGCTTTCATTTTATCATGAAAAGCTTGTAGATCATTTCCTTCTTCCATACCTTTAAACGATAAATCAATACTATATTTAGGATATTCACCATCAGTAAAAGCGCCCATTTTCCAAGGCATAGTCATCCAAGGCGTCTGAACCGAAAATCTGCCTTGATTATAATTAACATATACTAGTTTAGCACCATTATCTAATGTTCTTGGAACTGAAAATGTAATAGCAGATGTATCAATGTTTTTTCCTTTTACGAGACTCATGTTTGTTTTTTTTATAATAATGATTTGTGAGAAAATCTTAAATCAATTTTGTTGAATATTTAAGATTTTATTTTATTTAAGCACAAATCTAGAACACTAAAAATTTATGATTGTTGGATTAACCAAGGTAATGCCTCCATACATTGTGGAGAAATTTCAACTAGTGCAGTTAATACAAAATAAGCTCCAGTAATTTTATCTGCATCTGATTCTGCCGATGAAATAAGTTTATCTATTTCATCTAATAAAACTAATTGGATCTTTGTTTTATTCATCATTTTATAAAGATCATTAACACTAACTAAGAACATAGATTTATTAGGAACTATATCTTTTTTCTTAGAACTAGTTAATTCTGCTCTATAGTTCCATATATCTTCTAGTATTTTGTATAACATTTTTAATTGTAATAAATTTAAGTCAGTAAACCATGTTGTATGTGTGCCTCCAGCAGTTACATTTAATAAATCTATTTTTTGAAATATTTTTAAAACATAAGCATTAAATTCTTGTTCTTTAGATAATTTAGATTTCTCAAAATCTTTTATTATTATTTTATTTTCTTTTAATTGTTTTTTTCTATTTAAAAAAGAATCAATCGCATATTGTGGTATATCTTCACGCGTATATGGATTTTTACAATCGTTTTTAACTAATTGGTTAAATGAACGAATATCAAAAAAATATATATGTCCATCTATTTCATAAGAAAAAAAATATTTATCTTCTATATCATATATATTATCTAAAGTATAAAAATCTTCTTGGTTACTACATTTATCTTTATTATATAATCCTATACCTTGTGTTTTAATTTGTTTTCTTTTAATATAATTTTTAAAAGTGTTTTGGATTAATACTATTTTTTCTAAATGAGATGTATATTTTTTTAAATTGTTAAAATAATTAAATAAAATTTGTTCGTAATCTTTTTTTTTCGGTTTAATTGGAAGTAATGATTGTAATTTATAATATTTAATTGTTTTTTTTAAATCAGCTAAATAGTAGAATTGTTTTTTAATATTATTATTTTTATTAATATAATTATCGAGTGTAATAATTTTATTTGTAGACATAATTATTTCTATATAAAATATCTTTATATTATTATTTTACTAACAATAATAGATTATTATTTTACTAATAATGATAGATTATTGTAGTAAATGTAAAAAAATTTATAAAATGACTTAAACTATAATTCTAAATAATTATATAAAATGAAATTATTTAGTGGTTCTACAAATTATAATTTTGCCAATCTTATTGCCAGCCATTTAAATTGTGATCTATCTTCTATGGAATTAAAAAGATTTGCTGATGGAGAAATTAAGGTTACTATTAATGAATGTATAAGACAAGAAGATTGTGTTATCATTCAACCAACTTGTAGAAATTTAAATAATAATACGTCTGTTAATGATAGTATAATGGAATTATTAATTATTATTGATGCTTTAAAAAGAGGGAGTGCTAAAAGTGTAATAGTTATAATGCCTTATTTTGGATATCAAAGACAAGATAGAAAAGATTATAGTAGGGCGCCTATAAGTGCTTCTATAATAGCTAAATGTTTAGAATCACTAAATGTTGATAAGATTATTGTATTTGATCTTCATGCTGGACAAATTTCTGGATTTTTTTCAAATAATTGCCCACTTGATAATTTATATTCAGAACAATATTTTTTAAAATACATTCGAAAAATTATAATACCAAAATATAATTTAGAAAATATTATCGTTGTAGCACCAGATGAAGGAGCAACTAAAAATAATTATAGAATAGCAACATATTTAGGATGTGATATAGCTAGTATTTTTAAAAATAGATCAAAAGATAATGAAATTAATATTATGAAATTAATAGGTAATGTAAAAGATAAAGTAGTTATTATGATTGATGATATAATTGACACAGCAGGAACAGCGTGTTCTGCAGCAAAATTATTAAAAGAAGAAGGTGCTAAAGAAATTTATTTTTTTTGTTGTCATGGATTATTTTCTAAAAATGCTTTAGAAAGAATAGAACAGTCTTGTTTTACAAAAGTTATTGTAACTAATACTATACCAAATAATGATAATATTAAAAATTCTGAACTTATTGATATTCTAGATGTATCATGGTTATGTTCTCAATCAATTTATAGGCATTTAAATGGAATATCTGTAAGTGAATTATATGATGAAGAGATGTTTAATAAGCAACTTAAAGATATTACATTATTATAAGTTTTTAACTTAAGCAATATGTGTGGTATTGCACAACATTGTTCTTATCCTATTGTTTAAGTTTATTAAACAAATTTAAAATTGATTTTTTATTTTAACTATAATTTACTATTTAAATTATAATGAAAAGTTTTGTTAGTGAAAAGGATATCATTGAATTGAAGAGACATGGAATTAATTATGACGAAGATATTAAGGTATTCATAAATGAGATGAAATTGTATTTTTTTAAAACATGGACACCAGTTTACCATAATAATATTGATAAAATGAATAAAAATACTATAGAAGAATTCAATATATTAATAGGCAACTATCCTTCTAATGAAGGATATGAAATCTTATCAAATTCTTTTGAGTGTGCTTTAGATGAAGATTTAGATTTATTATCTCAAAAAACAATTATAATTCTAGGATATTTTTATAATATATATTTAGACTAAACTTATATATTATTTTCTTAAAGATATGTATTATGGAAGATATAGATTTTGATTCCATTTTAAATGAAATTGAAGATATATATAATGAGAATGAAATAGAATATAATTCTTATATAAAAACAAGACAAATTATTCCATATAATTATATAAATAATACAATATTAATAGCAATATATTGCTACACTGCCATATTTAATACTTTTTTTTATATAAATAACATTTAAATTAAAATACTTAAAGTTTACGGTCTATATATTACCATAAAATGCCTTCTAAAACTTCAAAATCTTCCACAAAAACAACTAAATCTAAAAATAGCACCAAAAAAACTGCTTCTTCTTCTAAATCTAAACAATCTGCTGAGTCTGTAGTAGTTGAACCTGTAGTATCTAAACCTGTTGCAGTTGAACCTGTTGTATCTGAACCTGTTGTATCTGAACCTGTTGTAGAATTAGTATCTACGGAAACAAATTCAGATACTATTGAAGCTGATTTCTTAAGTTTAACTACAAGACTTCAAGAACTTAAAACAATGCAAATTGGAATCGTATCAGATTTTAAAAAACTTCATAAGACAGTTCAAAAACATATGAAAGATAATAATAAAAAACGAAAAAATAAAAAATTAGCAGATCCTAATAGAACACAAAGACCACCAAGTGGATTTGCTAAACCAACTGTTATATCAACTGAATTATGTAATTTTCTAGGAAAACCAGAAGGAACAGAAATGGCTCGAACAGAAGTTACTAAATTTTTAACACAATATATTTCAGAACATAAACTTCAAGATCAATCAAATAGGAGAAAAATCTTACCAGATAAACCACTTCAAAAACTACTCAATGCCAATAGTGATGATGAAGTAACTTATTTTAACCTTCAAAAATACATGAAAGTTCATTTTCCTAAATCTAAAGTTAGTAGTGCTTAATTAGACATAAGACTCTTCAGGCGGACTAAGACTAAGAATAGGACTAGGTCTAACTCTAGGTCTAGGTCTAGGTGTAGGTGTAGGTGTAAGTGTAGGTGTAGCAATAGGTTGATTTATAGGGTTTGTATTCGTTACATAAATTTTAGGAATATTTGTTTTTTGTAATATAGGTTTATCAGATAAATCTAAAACATATTTACAACCTTCATTTATAGGTTGTAAGATATTTTCTAAATATTTTTGATATTCTGTTTTCTCTTCTATTTTTTTTGTTTTAATATATGTTAATAAATAATTGACATCTTCAGAGTTTAAAATGATTGAATTATTATTAGTACATTCTGTTTCAGATAATGTAATAAATAAATTCATAATTTCATCTTCTTGCTCTAATTGAGAATTTTGTTGTGTATCTTGTAAATTTCTATAAATATTATTAATAGAGTTTGTTGCCCCTCCTTTTATTTTTTTTTTATTTTTTTTTGATTTAAAAGTTTTATTTCTTTTAATACTTTTAGTCATATATTAATTACAAAATAAAAAAATTGATTTAAAAATTTTTAAAATAAAATTAAATAAACAATGAAACACATTGGGCGAATTGATATAATTATGGGATGTATGTTTAGTGGTAAAAGCACTGAAATTATACGTCTAATTAATAGATACAAAGCATTAGATAAAAAAATACTTATTGTAAATCATAGTAAAGATATAAGATATAAAAAAGATAGTATTTCAACCCATAGTAATATTAATATAGATTGTATTTCTATTGATAATTTAGATAAAATTAAAAATGAAACAAAATATGAATATACTTCAAAAGATGTAATTGTTATAGAAGAAGCACAATTTTTCAATAAATTATATGAATTTGTATTAACATCTGCTGAGCAAGATAATAAAATTATTATTTTAGCTGGATTAGATGGTGATTCCAATCGTAATGAATTCGGTGATATCATAAAATTAATACCTAAATGTGATAGTGTTACAAAATTACATGCCTTATGTTCTATTTGTAAAGATGTAACATTGGCGCCTTTT